CTATTGCCTCTCCTATCTTCCAAGGAAGGCTGCGGCTTCGCGGGTTGTACGCCGTGAACACCGGTACGGCAGGTACAATTACGTTTAGAGAGGGCTCTGGAACAGGCGCGATACGGATGCAGTTTAATACTGTGGCCTCCGCAAACACCACTCAGTACCCCGACGTTCCTGACGACGGTATTCTTTTTAAATCCGGTGGCTTTGTGACGTATTCCGTTGCAGGCCTTTCGTCTATGACGGTGTTCTACGAAGGTTAAGGTGCTTTAGCCAAAGGGTTAAGATAAATGTCTAGTACAAAAGACGTTACACGGACGCCCTCTGGCCGGGTTAAATACCGCGGAGAAACATTTTCTGGCTTCAACAAGCCAAAAAGAACTCCCGGGAAACCCAAAAAAAGCGCGGTTTTAGCTAAAAAGGGTTCAGAAATTAAACTAGTCCGTTTTGGGGACCCCAAAATGTCTATCAAAAAAGACCAGCCCGCCCGCCGCAAAAGTTTTCGGGCGCGGCACAAATGCGACACTTCTAAAGACAAGTTTTCAGCAAGATACTGGTCTTGCAAGGCGTGGTGACGTGATTGAGCTTGAAATCAAAAAAGAGCTTAGAGAGTGGTCAAGGCATGCTTTAGAGAAGCCTTCACCTTTTTTTAACAACTTTTCGCCTTGCCCTTTTGCTAAAAAAGCTTGGGACGAAGACCGCATAGGTTTTGTTTTCAAGACAGAAGACGACAACCTTCCTTTATATCAAACAATCTCTGGTTTTGACGACCGGTATGATTTGATATTCGTGGTTGATCTGTCTTATGAGCCCGACCCTCAACGGTTTGAGGACTATTTGGTGTCGCTTAACAACGCAATATCAGAAGGTATTTTTGTTCAACAAGATATCTGGGTTATGGGTTTTCATCCGGAGGACGATAAGTCGGAACTTCTTGACAACGGTTCTTTTTCCCCTTTGGTAGACGACAAGTATGCTATTATCTTTGTGCAGCGGCTTAAACCGTTGCAGGAGAAATCGGAAGCCTTAAAAGCCAAGGGCTATTACGACGAAAGCTTGAAAGATTCGCAGAACGCCTCTTTGTACTTTCACAGAGAGTCTTTATACAGGAGATTGTTAGATGGCAATGAAACCCCGTAAAAAAACAAAGGCTGCCCCTAAAAAAATGCGTGGCGGCGGCATGGTTAAGAAGATGCGTGGCGGCGGCACGGTTAAGAAGATGCGTGGCGGCGGCATGGTTAAGAAAAAATGACAAAGACGGGGCTTTACGCCAACATCCGCGAAAAGCGTAAACGGGGCGGCAAGCCGCGTAAGGTGGGGTCACCGGGTGCTCCTACAAACAAAGCTTTTAAACAAGCGGCTAAGACGGCAAAGAAACGCCCTCGTAGGACTTAGTTATGTCGGTATCTTCTAGCAAAAACTTTGAGCTTGACGTAAACGAGCACATTGAAGAGGCTTTTGAGCGGTGCGGTATGGAGGCCCGAACAGGGTACGACCTACGCACCGCAAAGAGGTCCCTAAACCTTCTTTTTGCTGAGTGGGCCAACCGAGGAATTAACCGTTGGACGATTGAGCAGGTTTCGGTTCCGCTTGCGAGCGGGGTCTCGGACTACCCTGTTGGAACATTAACCATGACGGTTAACGCCACTTCCGGGTTTGAGGAAGGTGAGCAGATCACAGGTGGGACTAGTTCCGCAACGTCGTCTATCACGGACCTAGCTTCCTCCACGTCGTTAGCCCTCACCGTACCAGTTGGAACATTTTCAGCCAGCGAAACGATAACCGGGGGCACAAGCGGGACGACCGCTACGGTTTCCGCGGCGGTGTCCTTGGAGGACACCCAGTCATCAATTGATATATTGTCGGCGGTTATTCGTCAAAACGCAGGGGACAGCAACCAGTCGGACCTGTCAATCTCCCGAATTGGTAGAGACGCGTACATAAGCCTGAACAACAAAAACGCTACGGGCCGACCTGTGCAGTTCTATGTGGACCGACAGATTTCCCCCGTTGTTAGATTGTGGCCCGCCCCTGAAGCAAGCTCGTCCTACGTTCTTGTTTTTGACCGCCTGACCCGATTGGATGACGCGGACACCCAAAGAGACACCTTAGAGGTTCCTTTTCGGTTTTATCCGTGCGTTTCCTCTGGCTTGGCTTATTATCTTTCTATGAAATTTGCTCCAGACAGAGTCCAACTTTTAAAAGCGGTTTACGAAGAACAGCTTCAACGGGCAATGGATGAAGACAGGGACCGTGCGTCTTTGCAGATTTCCCCCGGTTACGGTTATTACGGACGGTAATTATGTCAAAATACGCTTCAGGCAAAAACGCAAAAGCTATTTCAGACCGGTCCGGGTTTGAGTATCGTTACAGGGACATGCGAAAAGAGTGGACCGGGGCTCTTGTAGGGAAAGATGAATGGGACCCCAAGCACCCCCAACTTGGTCCCTTTAGAACCGTTTCTGATGCCCAAGCACTTAGAGACCCCCGCCCCGACCGAAAAGAACCCATGGTTGTTTTTGTAGGAGCTTCGTCGTTTCCCCCGGGTAGGCTTGCAACGAATGCGGTTGGAAGTGTTGGGTTTGTTACAGTGGTGACGACATGAGTTTTACGTACGCACAGCTAAAGACTGCGATACAGGATTTTTCGGAGAACACAGAGACCAGCTTTGTGTCCAACCTTCCTGTATTCATTCGCGCCGCCGAAGAACGAATATTTAAGCTGGTTGACCTAGAGAATTTTAGAAACAACGCTTCAGCGAGCATGTCTACGGGAAACCGGTTTTTTTCCGCTCCTTCAGATTTTCTAGCGTCGTTTTCGTTGTCTATATCCGTTTCCAATTCTAAAAAGTTTCTCTTGCAGAAAGACGTAAATTTCTTACAGGAGTATTGGCCGGACTCCTCTCAAACTTCAGAGCCCGAGTTTTACGCTTTGTTTGATGACTCCAACTTTATTATTGCGCCAACTCCGGACGCGGCGTACGCCGCGGAGCTTCATTATTATTACCGCCCGAACAGCTTGACCGCGGGAGCTTCAGACGCAACGACGTGGCTTAGTGTTGATGCACCTAATGCCCTTCTCTATGCGTGTCTAGTAGAAGCGTACATCTACATGAAGGGTGAGCCGGACATCATGGCGTTGTATGAACAACGTTTCCAAGAGTCTCTGATGCGCTTGAAAAATCTTGCGGAGGGCCGTGAAAACAACGACGCCTATCGCAAAGGGTTGCCCACGCAGGAGCGAACGTAATGTTTGAAGCAAAGTTGGATATGGTCCCGGAATACAGCGTAAAGGTACATACCACGGACAACAGGGGTTTTACTCCTGAAGAAGTGGCTCACAGGTGCGCGGACCGCATCATGTCTATTTCCGAGAACGCCCCTCCCGCCATACGCGACCAAGCCTTTGCTTACAAGGCCCAGTTAGAAAAAACGTTGAGCTATTACATGCGGGAAGCTATAAAGAGTGATCGGACAACGGTTTATAACACCTTGGCCGGTGCCGGGCACCCGGAACTGGCTGAACTTATAAGGAGACTTTAAGGTGGCAATCACACAAGCGATGTGTACGTCGTTCAAAGTAGAACTGATGAAGGCGGTGCATAACCTCACTAACGGCGCAAACACTATTAGGATCGCGCTGTACACCAGTAGCGCCACGATGGGCGCGGCTACAACGGCCTACTCAACCACCAATGAGATTAGTGGAACAGGGTATACTGCGAAAGGTGGGGCTTTAACAAACGTCACACCCGTAGCAAGCGGAACTACGGCGCTTGCTGATTTTGCTGACTTTACCTTCGGCTCCTCCACTCTTACGGCAAACGGAGCTTTGATTTTCAACGACACCGCTTCGGGCGACCCGGGTATAGTTGTGCTGGCTTTTGGGGCGGACAAATCTTCTTCGTCCGGGGATTTCACAATTCAATTCCCTGCGGCAAGCTCTAGCGCCGCTATTATCCGCATAGCTTAGGGGTGTCTCGCCGTGGCTAACATTACCGGTTGGGGTCGCGGCACTTGGGGTCAACTTTCTTGGGGCACCGCTTTACCGGTAGTTGTCACGGGAAACGCAGGCACCGCAGCGGTAGGTTCCGTAACGGTTGTTCAAGGCTCCGGGGTTACCGTTACTGTCACGGGAAACGCAGGCACCGCAGCGGTAGGCTCTGTATCAGTATCTACCGACCAAGTTCTCCCCCAGACCGGCTTATCTTCCACGGGCGCAGTTGGCACTGTAGCTGTTTCTGCGGATGCAAACGTCAGTGTAACGGGCCTAGAAGCCTCCTCCTCAGTAGGTTCCGTAACGGTTTTTGAAGGCGAGGGGGTAGATGTTCCAGTTACCGGTCTTGTTGCGACATCTGCCGTAGGGACAGTTACCGTGTGGAGTGTTATACTTCCGGACCAAAACGCTACGTGGAACAAAATTACCCCTAGTCAAGCAGCTTCGTGGGAACAAATAGCAGCGTAAGGACGCTTTAAAAATGGCAAGCACATACGTAAACAACCTCCGTTTGGAGGAAATGGCTACCGGGGAAAACTCCGGTACTTGGGGCACTAAAACCAACGTCAACCTTGAGTTAATGGGACAGGCGCTGGGCTATGGCACAAGAGCAATAGCTAATGCCTCGACGGACAATATCACAATTGCCGACGGAACCGCAGATGCGGACCGTAGCATGTACCTCAAGCTTACTGGAGGGGGACAAGCCTGCACCGTAACACTTCTACCAAACACCAGTTCAAAGATGTGGGTAATGGAGAACGCCACCTCCTTCACACTAACCTTTACTCAAGGCTCTGGCGCAAACGTAGGAATTGAAGCTGGCGAAACTAAAATGATTTTTGCAGACGGCCTTGGATCAGGGGCCGTTGTCTACGAGCTAGGGTCTCTTGCAATCGCCGGGGATTTAATTTCGGCGGGAACTCTGAGAGCCGAAGGGGATACCGCTGCGGGGGACGACGCCGCAATTGGTTACACTAGCGCATTGGGCATCATTGTTACCGGACAAGGGTCAACTAACGACATTACATTGGTTAATGATGCTGATGGCACGGTCCTCGCTGTTCCAACGGGAACAACCAATGTAGACATTGTAGGCACAGCAACCGCAGCTACTTTTGAGCCGGATGGGGACACCGCTGCGGGAGACAATGCCGCAATTGGCTACACCAGCGCTTTAGGTATTATTGTTACCGGTCAAGGTTCGACTAACGATATTACATTGGTTAAT